CTGGCTATACAATGATAAAGCAAGATATAGAATTAGCTAAAGAGCTTCCCACTCCACCTGTGTCAGCAGAGCAATTTGAGTTGCAAACAGAGATCATTGAAAATGCAATAATTGAAACGAAGGCCGATATAAGTGAAATTAAAAGGCAAATGGATAGGATGGAGAGCCGCCTCTTCGAGAACTCTAGAAGATAAATTAATATGAAGTCTTCAAATAATGGTTTTATAATTAAAAACTGGCAAATCATCTTGTGGTTTGTTATTGCCGTATTTACGGCAGGTGGATTGTTCACTGAGTTTACTTCCTTGAAAACAGAATTAAGCATTGTACACGACAGACTAGATGATAAGGTTAAGGTAATTAACCAATTAGAAGATAGATTAATAGATATAGAAAAGCAACTAGAGTACGAAAGAGGACTTCTAGAAGCTACTTTAGAAGAGGTTAATTTTATAAATAACAAATGAAGCTTTCTAAGAACTTTTCTCTCAATGAAATGACACGTAGCTACACAGCTACAAAGAAAGGCATTGAGAACACCCCTAATGACCCTCAAATAGAAAATTTACGTATCTTATGTGATAACGTACTTCAACCATTAAGGGATGCTTTAGGTCCTATTACTATAAGCTCTGGATTTCGATCTGTTAAATTAAACACTGCCATTGGTGGAAGTAGCACTTCACAACATTGCGCTTTAAAAGGAGCTGCTAGTGATATTGATCTTGGATCAAGAAACGCAGAGGTTTTTAATTATATTAAAGATAACCTGGTGTGGGATCAACTAATTTGGGAATTTGGAGACACTGATGAAAACCCTTCTTGGGTACACGTTAGTTTTAATAAGGATAATAACCGTAAGCAAATTTTAAAAGCGATCAAACAAAATGGCAAAACAAAATACATCAACTTTTGATAACTGGATTAACGACTTAGAAGATGTTCCTCAACCGACTTGTAATATTGAAAACCCAGATGATTGTGAGGCTTGCGGTTCTTAGCCTATGCGTAATACTGACATCTTGTGGTGCGAATTTTCACCTAAAACGTGCGATTGCAAAAGATCCAACGATTCTTCAAAAGCAAGTTGTAAGAGTAGATACAGTATTAACAACAAAAGAAAGAATACTAAGGGATACAATCGTAAGCAATAAGTACGACACCATAAATACCATTAAGGATAATGTTTCTTTAAGAATTGTTAGAATAAATGACACTATAATTGTAGATGCAGTTTGTCCGCAAGATACAATTTTCTTTACTAAAGAAGTAAAAGTAGATAAAATAGTTTACTCTAATAAAAAAGGTAAAGAAGTTATTTTACTATGGTCTTTGCTTATTATATTATTATTGTTATATTTGAAACGTATTATAAAATCTGTTATCTGAATTAGATATAGTTTATGCATTTTAGGTTTGTTAGAAAAGGAGGCTGGGGGGTCTCCTTTTTTTTTATCCTTTAATTGACTTAGTCCACTCCACATTACAAACAGCGTATCTCTTCTTGTTGTCAGGATATTCTTTTAACATATCATCGACACCCATACATCTATCAACATATTCTTTTCTTGTTTCGTTTCCTTTAGGATTTGGAGTAGGCATTTTCTTTCTTTTTTTTATTATTAATACAATTGTAGCAAACATCTTCCCAATAAAGGAAACAAAATTCGATGTCTTTATTATCACTCTCCATAGTTGACTAACTTACGATAAGTTAGTTCAGCAAGGACAGCAGAGATGATGCTGTAATATACAGGAAAATCAATGAAATAAAATGTAATTGTGCAAACCCAAAATGTGAAACAAAACACACAGTTAAATGGCTTGAAATTAGCATACTTACCTATTAATTCCATATAGGGTTCAAATATAAATAAACCAGCTCCCAAGAAGCCAGCTGACATAATTAATAAAATTGTTTCCATTATAGTGATTGACTTATGTTATCGTCTTTTTTTAACTTTTCTAATTTTCGAACCCACGCTCCATCTTCAAATATTTCTATATAAGATTTCTGTTTCTCTCCATATATATCTGACCATCCTAAAGATTTTATCTTATTTAGCATTGTAGATTTAGCCATAGTTATAATGAGATTTGCTCCGCACTTTCCTTCTTTATAATAATGCAGAAATTTTTCGCATATGCGTAGTACGGCTTCATCTACCAATGATTGGTATAGCTCTTTGTCGCCTCTAGTATCGAAGTAAGCTCCAGCAACATCATCACAACGATCAAGAATAAACCTACCTAGTCGCTCGCTTATCCTTCCGTTTTTCTTTGACTGTAGACATTCCTCTTCTATTAGATCTTTGTCGTATTTTATTTTCTTCTTCAGCATTATTAATTATGCGCATAAGATCTCCAGTTAATCCAAATTTTGTCCATATATAACTAGGAGACAATTTCGTTATACGGCTTATTCCAAACATAGTAACAGTTTTTTTCTTTTTTACTATATCTTTTACAGCCAGATAAATATCAATTTTTTGATTAGCAATAATATCATCAATAATTCTTTCTCCCATAAGGGCGTATTAACTTTTCATAATTAGGATCAAAATCTTTTATTTTGTCCATAAGCTCTTGCTCTTTACGATAAGCTTGTCGCATCTCATCGTTAGTAGAGTCCTTACCTGTGTTAGCAAAGATTGAAGCCATTTCTCGCTGAAGCTCATCTATTCTTCTTTTAACACCTCTATTAGTAAAATACAATATTTCGCTATTCATAATATCTAATTATTATTTTATATGTTTCTTTCGGGAGATCAGGGTCATAAAGTATGACCAGCTTACGATAATATTTTGGCGAATCATCAGCCACGTAGCCTTTCTCAACGAGGGAGTCAGCAACAAACTTGCAACAAAGAATGCTATTATCACAATCGAACCTGCTGTTATAGCTAACACGTAACTGAAAACGAGAAATGGTAAGCGGATCAAAAGTATCAAGAGCATCTTTAACCATCCTTTTGTAGTCGTCTGCCAATCGCTTTCTAACAGTCCAATGTCTACCGGCATAGAATTTATTGAGGCTAGGAGGTTTTCCAAGCGTAAGAGTAATTTCTTTTTCATATTCCTTCATATATTTTTCTTGCTTTTGACACATTAATATATCCAACTTCTTTAATTATTTTATTTCTATTGGAGAAATGTGATGTTTTGGGCATCATCCTATCTTCCCATTCAGGTTCTGGGAGGCTAGATAAGTTAAATGCATATACACCATCAGGTGTGGAGTTTATGTAAAAAGCTCTTGTATTGAATCTCGCTGCACGAGAAACTAAATAATCATATTTAGCCTTCTCTATAAGTAAATCATCATAGTGAGTCTTTCGACATTTTAGTTCTATGTCTAATTTTAACTCTTCTGAATAGCAATCGTATTTTGAAAATTTATCGTCAGAATCTGTAAGGTCAGGAATGTACCTAACTTTTAAAAATTCAAACAAATCTTTTTCTTTACTGATCACTATTCCTTTTTTTACTTATATGAAGAAGCTCTTGCTGTAAATGTATTATTGCTTTTTGTATATCATCTTCTTTGGGGTTGTTCATCTTACGCCCAGCCCGAAGTAGATATGCTATAGCTACGCCAATGTTATAAGAGTCTTCCTGAAAGTCCAGGACCACATCCATAGCGTGAATCTTTTTATAACGACCAATATAATATTTAGGAGCTGCCATTTGCAAATTCTTTATAATTTATAATAAAACATTTATCGTTTGGTAGTGTATACACATCTTCATTAATATATTTTTCTTTATATATTTGTGAACTATGTGATATAATAAAAGACTTTGTTGACGTGCATACAATTGCATACCAAAAACTATCGCTACGAGTTTCTTCGTCTAAAGATTTAAATGATACAGTTTCTTCCTGGTAATCTTCTCGGCTATTCCATACTAAGTCTTTATTTTCATCGACTAGGAAAAACTCTACAAAACCATTACGTTCAGCTGCGATATCTAGAGAAAAATCTTCTGGGTGTTCTTGAATTGTATATCCGCGAGATTTTAAAGCTTCGCGCAGTACAGATATACCAAAATCTTTTTCCACGTCATAAATATACGTTAAACAACCTCAACATCAAATTTTTCAATTGTTAGTCGTTTACCCTTCTGAATTACTAATCTTCCGTTAGAGACGTTAAA